ATATAAAAGAGACTTACGATTGTGGTAAGCCATCACAATTGAAACTAAAGGTTTCATTGTCCCTCCCCGTTTACACCACCAGCAATGGGTCTTACCAGATAGAGAACTTGTCTAAACCAATCAAGTTTATACCCCTGCTGCAAACATTGAGCAATATGCCAATAATCTGTCATAGGAGCGACATGTTCTGGAATACAATCTTTAAAGGGAACGGCACCAAAAATAGAAGTTCTATAAGTAGGCATACATACATTGCCAGCAATAGGACCTAGCTCTGGACTCATTCCTAATTGAGTAGTAGTTAAAAGTACCTCTCCCGTTCCTTCCGTCCGAACTGGAGCCCATACTCTAGGATCATCAGTAACTTGTTGCTGCCATCCATGTCCAGTATCAAAAATATCAACCGTCTCCGATACCTGAATCCCTGCCACCCAAATATCCACTTCAGGTTCTTCTTTTAGTTTTCTACGGATACACTCTCCTGCCCCTGGAGCAAATTCATCATCATCATCTAAAAAAGTAATAAACTCAGTCTCAGCTAGTGCAGCACCAACATTAGCTGCCATGCCTCCGTAGTACCCCCACTGTCTACCAAGTCTGATGTGCTTTAGAGCCCCCTGTGCGCTCACTCTAGCCCCATCACTGATAACAATGGGGCGAAACCCCTCCCTCTTGGCAGAGAGCATAGCAGCCTTCAGCGTCGGTCTTCCTATAGTCTTAATTATTACTGTTGTATCACTCATAACTCCACTCAGTATTATAAGTTATTTTCCTCTCCACATCTCTCCCGTGAACTAAACCAATAGCTTCTTCGTATAGCTCCAATCTGTGCCCCACTACCTTATGTAGATCAAAGTATTCTTCAGTTACTTTATGTAGGTTTTCCCCCATTTCCTTTACGTGCTTAGGGTTTTTTAGACATTTTGTTAGTACTCTAACCCACTCACTTTTAGGGGCACTAGGAGAAATAAGATATCCAGTCTTACCATTAATAATAGTCTCATCGTAGCATCCTACATCGGATGCAATAAGAGGGACTTTATATCTTCCGCATTCTGCTACCTTAATTTCAGACTTTGAATCATTAAAATTATTCATCTGAAGAGGAGCTATGGATATATCAAAATTAGAATAAATTCCTCCATAGGAATCAGGAGATAGAGCATTATAAATTTGCCAGTTAGCTGCTCCCTTGAACCCACTTAGCAGAGTCTTTTTATAATTTCTCCATACATCATGCTGCCATTCATCTTTAACATTTCCATCTTCATCTTTATTAACCATAGGGGCTCCATAAAATCCCCAATGAACATTTTCTCTTCCCACCCTACCATTTACTAAATTAGGAATACCAGCAAACTCTTTTACATCTTCCTCATGATGAATACCCCCTGCCCAACCTACTCTCATTAATTTCTTCCGTAGAGGATAAGTCCTGGGAACATTCCAGCTTGGCAATTTATAATCAATCGCATTCTTGACTATAGCCAAAACACCTCCACAATAAGGTTTGATTCTCTCGGCAAATTTTCTTTGAGTAACTGTGATTAAATCTGAATGAGAATAAATAAACTTTGTAATATCCTCTAGATTCTTTTCCTTATAGACTCCATACAATCTATGACCTTCATACAGGTCTGTAAGAAGATCGTCTGTGTCAAAGTGTACAAACTTACCAAATTCCTTAGCCTTCCCCACTACGCGAGCAGTGTATGGACCCCCCCAATTAGAAATATTATTAGTCCAAATAATATCAGCCCATTTCATATCGGCAAAATCCCAATCTTTTTGCCAGCCTCCCATCTCAGGACCACTCTCATGGATACCTAGAGGATTTAAATTATATCTAAACTCTACCTGATCTCCGTAAAGTTCTTCTAACTTCCTCATAGGAGCAATCACTCGATAATAAGAACATCCCCCTTCATTTGCAGGAGCACACAAAATTTTAAGTTTCTTTTTAGCCATGATAATACTTATAAAAAAAGGGGGACGGCTTTCACCGTCCCCCTATTATAGCTCGCTACAGAGAATTACTCCTCTGCTTCTTCCTCTTCAAACACTTCCTCAGAACCTTCCGAAGAGTGACTCATACCGAGGGCCTTGCCAATGCTCTTGGCACCCTCAACAAAGTTCATACCCTCTCCAGTAGGAGCCATGGCAACCAGAGCATTCTTGTAGTGCTTACGCTTCCGCCTAAACAATAGCAACAGTAGGGCCTCAAAACCAGCAAGCTGGGGAATAAAGGTACTCCCTATCTTCAAAGCCGTTTGAGCCACACTTACAAGGGCATTGTTGTCCCAATCCGAAGACTCAGTAGATACGGGGACGAAAGAAGAATTAGGGAGAAGGGACTCCTCAGGAGCCATCACCACTACCTCATCCTTCCACGATTCCCTATACTCCACAGGAATCTCATCAGCAGGTAGTACAATTACTTTCTCCCGATGCTCGACTTCTACTTGACTAAGCGTAGTAAGAACCATATCTTGCTGGTTAATCCAATCCATAACCCCACAAGATGTAGGTACTGCTACTACAGTTAGCAGTACCAAAATACACATCATCTTTTTAAATTTAAACATAATTAACTAGTTTGCATTTTTGTAAGGTAATCTTCGTCCGCAACATCTTCAGACTGCTGTGGATTATCCATACTACCTTCGTGAGAGGGAAGAAGACCTTGAGCGGCTCCTCTAACTTCCTCGTAATCCTCCAACTTGACAAGAGCATGAATATCGTGGAGGGAATCCATCCATGCTGCAACTTCCGCCTTACTCCCAGCTTCAGAAGACTTGGGACGAGGCTGCGACTGATCATACTTAGGCCACTGCCCTTCCATGATCTTCACAATCTTAAAATCATGCCCTGACGTAAGATCGGTGATATCACCGAAATCTTCATCCAGCATAGCAGCAATGATCTTCTTAAAGAGGATCACACCAATCGAGAGAATCTTAACATCTCCACTATCACGATCTACTACATTCATGTAATAACGAGCACGGGGCTTGATTTGACGAGCCAAATCTTCGTCCTTGTTAGGCTCCTTCCACAGACCGTAGTACATATCGCACAAAGGACATGGTTCCCCATGAATTTTACGGCAGTGAACATTCTTTGTCTGTCCATCACCAGTGGGAACGCGGTGAATCTTAGTCTCCGCATAAAACAATGTATCATCATCCTTACCTGGAAGGATACGAATAGCGTTCGTACCTTCTTGGAGTTGGACAAACTTAGACAGGAAATCAGTGTTAGTGTTTCCTCCTGGGTTGCTGAGTTCAGCGTGCTTTGCTCGGAGAGCATTCAAGTCAATAGCCATGTTAAACCTCCTTATGGTTAGTTGGGCCAGTTGGTATATTATAGACGTAGTTCACGAATTTTTCAGTTTATCTGTATAAATTTGTCTCAGCGCGACGATTGGAAGATAACTGTACGAGCATATCCTTCTTATGCTCCAATGACGACACTAGACCCTTTAACAAGGTATACTTAAAATAAGCTTCATTTACCTTTTCTGTATATACTGCAAATTCAGAGCTAGATTCAACAAAATCGTCCAAATCCTTAGCAGTTTGTTTCGATGGTGTAGACCTCTTTTTCTCTTTTCGAGTTTGAGCCGTATATTTGATTAATTCCAAATTAGCCTCATCCAAGCATTTCTTCGATACGGAAAGAAGACCTTGATAATAAGAATACACAGATGCTTGGCGAGACATCTCTACATCAATCTCATGCTTATCAAACTTGGTTACACTGTCAGCGATATCTACATAATTCTCCCAAGTTAGATCACCCAGAGCTTCTAGCAAATTTTGCGCTTTATTCATAATACTCCTCAAAAAGTTTTTCCCATAATTCAGAATTTAAATTCTTAAACATTAAAAACGCTCTGCACATTGCTTCTGTAATAATTTCATTTGTAGTTTCTACTTTATCCTCACATCCATCTTCAGGACCACCTAAACCTAAAGTATCTGCTACAGCGTGACTACACTCATGTATAATAGTGTGATGTGCCTCAATTTCAGACATATCTTCTTCTAAGAAAATAACAAATTTGTTAAAGTCAGTT